TGGATAGATTGCCAAGCGGAACCGCGGCGAGGTTCGCTATGACATCGGCCACGGCGGGAGTGCCGCCCAGGCCACCCATCCGACTTCCTATCATGTGGGTCCCGGGGTTATGTGTTGGCGATGACGGCGAGGCGGAAAGGTCCGCCTTTGGTACGCAACGGCCAGAAAATGCGCTCGCCAGCTCCGAGCCGATCCGCCGTTGTTACCGCCACAGGGTTTACGTCGATCGCGAAGCTGCATGTCGCGTCGTTGTGGAGGCCGACATAACGGGTCGAGCTGGAGAACACCTGCGATAAGGTCGATACCCCGGTGATCTGTATGCTGTAGGCTGGCACCAGCGTCGGGTAGACGCCGGACATAATCGTATTGCCCTGGCTGTCGATGCCAAGTTGATCGAATTCGGTGATGTAGAGCGTTGCCATTAGTAAAACGCCACGATGGTGTCACAGGTCGTTAAGCCCGTCGCCCAGACCTGCGTTACGCGCAGCGGATACAAGCCATTGGGGACAGATTTGAGGGTGACTTTTCCGCCCGATCCGGCGCCATCAGTCCCGGCCATCGTGAGAGTGACGACAGCGCACGGCGTGGTCGGAGCCGCTGAATGGCCGATGTAAAGCTCCGTCGTCTCTGGAAACGAGACGGTGTCGCTGGGCGTGACCGCGAAGCCATGCGCCGGCGGATCATAGAGTTCAGTGGCGAGCGCGGAACCGAGCGGCGCGAGCGCGAGCCAGAACGCAAGGATGTAGCGCGCGATTATCATTTGCTGTACGCTGTCCTCATGTCTCAACAGTATTGGCCTTTGAATACATGAATGAGGCGGAATTCGCGGTTCAGCTTGCCAATAAGGTTCTCGACGAGAACACCCGCGACCCGGACGGCGATCTTACCGTATTGGCGCGACAACTTATCAGAACGCGCGACGAGGTCGCCGGCTTAGAAAGGGTGATCTTTGAAGCGATTTGCTTCCCGTCCGCAGGTCTGCAGGATTTTGAGATTCGTCGGCTACATGCCGCAATTAATACAGCGAGAAACAACCACGAGCTTCGGCTTGCGAACGCAAGATGGAGCGCAGCGTCATCCCGTACATCCTGAGCAAGTGCAGAGCGCAACCGCGAACAGACCAACAAACGCGCATATTCCGAGGACGGCACCGATCAGCGCAGCGATGATCTCGCCAGCTATCTCGCCGCGTTCCGTCACCACCTGCGGGCCGCAAAGGCTTGGCCCGTCAATGCGCCGAAGATGCTGACCGCGCCGCCTGGCCGATAGCCGGAGGGTGTGTTGAAGGTCGCGGCGACCCCGATCTGAATGCTGCTGCCACCGGCGCTGGCGGCGCCGACATCGCTGACGTAAAGGATGCCGGAGCTGTTGTTGCACACCAGGAAACCGCTCGACGGTGTGATGCCGCCAAACAAGGCCTGCGCCGAGCCGCCCGTGGTGATCGTGCCGCTCCCGTCGACCGCTACCGAGCCGGCCGCGTTGATGACCGGCAGTGGCGTGCTGGATGACGCTGGAGTAGCGACATTGCCCACAACGCTGGCGGGGACATTGACCGGGACGAGCGACCCGGCCACGTCGGTCTGGGTGGAGATCGACTGCAGCTGGGTGTTGCCGTCTTTGATGGCCAATGTCACGTCGCTACTCCAGGTTCATCATGATGCTAGGCTAACCTATTGACCGCGTGAGGCCGATTTGAGTTATGCTTGGCCTTGCCGGCCTAAACTGGCCTAGGAGACGCCGAAGATGCGGGCTGCGATGATGGCCGAACCGGCGAGCCTTACAACGAAGGTCAGCGCGCCGTAGGCTGCGAACCAGCAGAATATCGATGCGAGCAACACTAGCTCTGTGCGGCTCATCATTGTACACCTCGGGCAAAGTAGGAAAACTAGCTCGCCGGCTGGCGGCTTTTTTCCGCTTTTGCGGCCAGTTCTCGATACAACTCGAATATCCCCGCGCTCGGCATCTGCTCGACGAGCAACTCCGTCAGCGCCCAAACCAGCGCGTCGGCGCGGTCGGGGCTGCGATCGCCCATGTATCCCGCCGTCGAGAAGTTGAGCATCTGGTCTTCGAGCTCGCGGAACTCGCCCGCGTGCCGGACCTGGTCTTTCTGCCAGACGCTATCGCGCTCGAAGCCGTAGAGCGCGGAGACAGGCTCGGCGCGCACCACCTTGCCGCGGGATGCGGTAACGAGATGCACCGGCACATTAGGGTCGACCGTATGGAGCACGGCGCGGACCATGTCGCCGCCGTAGTTCTGCTCGGCGACAATGCAGTCGGCCCGGAACTCGCGATAGGCGTTGACCGCGACGCGGGCCCAGCCTTCAGGCGCTAGATTACAGGTGCGGTCTGCCAGCACATAAGCGGTGCTGTCCATGCTAAGTCCGACCACGACAATGCCGATGTTGTCGGAGCGTTCATCCTCGTCGCCTTTCGTCCCCGATGGGTCGACCGCGACGACGGACCGTTTGAGGGTTGCCGGCACATCTTCGGGAGTGCAGCGGGCGTGCTCGATGGTTTCGAAGGTCCACAGAGCGCCGTCAACTTCGTTTTGGTAGACGCCCTCGAAGAACCGTCGCCGCTGCCGATCTGGCAACGCGTCGAGTTCCGCGAGCATTTGGTCGGAAAGGTTCTGCGCATTGTCGTTCGGATTGATGTTCGCGTAACGGTATTGATCTGGGTCGCGAGTGGGCTGAAGGGTGATCGGGTCACGCCCTTGGACAAACCGGATGCTCGTCCAGTGCCTACTGCCTACTGGGTTCAGATCGTAATAGGCGCGCTGTGTCAGGCCTGGGACGACTTGCGCCAGCCGGGTCAGCGCCAATAGCACAGACGAATAAGGGATCTGTGAGCATTCGTTCAGATACAGAGTACTGAACTCTTGGCCTAAAATCTTCTCGACGCGCTCTTTCTCATCAAGTCCGGCGATCCAGATCTGCGATCCGCCTGGCTGCACCTCGACAAAGCCGTCGCTGCGATGGTCGATCAGCTTGGCGTCGGGGAAGCACAGCCGCTGAACCTTGGGCAGCGTATCAAGCCATAAACTGGCACGAGCTGCATTGGCCCGAAACCGCAGCATCGCGTGGCGCGAGCCAGGTCCGCGGAGCGCACGCATCAGAACCGAGCGAACGAACAGAACGGTTTTGCCACTGCGCGCGCCTCCGTAGAGGAGGGTATGACGCTGCGGACCGGCTAAGAGATGATTGAGTTCGCGTTGCCGCGCCGTGAGCTTAAAGCTCGGCGTCGTCTTTTGTAATTTTGAAGACGATCGGCCCGCCATTTGTTCCTTCGTGTTGCGTGACCGACGTCTCGCGCCACCCCATTTTCGATTTTGCCCAGAAGATCGCGAGTGCTGCGCGCGCCCGCCCGTCAGTGACCTGAGGGCGCTCGGGGATCGGCATGCCGACGATGGTGGAGAAAATAAATTCGCCGACCTGCGCGTTCGCCTTGGTCATGCCGACGTCGAGCTCGTCGCGGAAATGCTTGAACAGCGTCGGCTTCGTGATGCCGAGCACGCGGGCGATCTCTGCGACAGGGATGCCGTAGCGCGTCATGGCATCGACTTGGCCGCGGTGTCTGTCGGTGGGATGGAATGCGGGTCGGCCTCGTGCGGCCATCGATCACCTATGAGCGGGACGCGCTTCCGCCACAGGGGCGGCGCATGGCGCAAAATGGGAATTGTCTTGCGAGTGGGCATTAAATGCCCAATTATATAGATGTTGCAGAACGCGAAACCGGAAGGAAAACGAGATGACCGTTTTTTATAATCAAGCCAACGTCGCCCGCTTCGACGGCACGGCTCGTGCGCTTACCGAAGACGAAATGCGCCTCGCGGCCCCTCAATTTTTGCGGTCGACGCGCATGAGTCGCGGTCACCGCGGTTCGCCCCGATCCCAACAATTGATGTTCTTCGTGGTCTTCAGGCCGAAGGGTTTTTCCCCGTCGGCTGCAAACAGGCTGTCGCCCGATTGTCCGATCGCCGCGATTTCACGAAGCATCTGATTAGGCTTCGTCGTCTTGACGACGATCAGACCTATCGCGTCGGCGATACGGTGTGCGAAATCCTGTTGAAGAACGCCAACGACGGCACCAGCGCCTACGATCTTCTTGCTGGTTTATTTCGGATCAAATGTCTCAATTCGATGGTGGCGCAGACCGGCACGATTGACGCCGTGAAAATCCGTCATTCAGGCGACGTGCAAGGGAAGGTGATCGAAGGCACTTATCACGTGCTCAACGAAGCGCATAAAGCCCTCGCCGCGCCCCAGGATTGGTCACAAATTCCGATGCGCGATGACGCCCGTCTCGCCTTTGCAGACGCAGCTCATGTGTTGCGGTTCGGCGACGAAAATGGCGAGGTCACTACGCCAATAAAGCCGGCCGCTCTCCTACAACCGCGCCGTCGCGACGACAACGGCACCGATCTGTGGACGACGTTCAATGTCGTGCAAGAAAATACGATCAAAGGCGGCATTCACGGTGCCGGTCGGGACGCGAATAATCGTTGGCGTCGGACGACTAGCCGCGCCGTCAAAGGCATTGATCAAGACGTCAAACTCAACAAGGCGCTGTTCGTACTCGCCGATCGGATGGCCGGCATTCTGAAAAACGCAGCCTGAAACGCAGGGAGCGGGGCGCGCGGCGGGGGAGAAGATCATCAATACCAACCCGCCGGCCCCAATTCTCCCATTCAGCACAAATAGGAGCAAACGATGTCGAGAGAATTAATCGTTTTACCAGCCGCGCCCCGGCCGCCGCGTGACCGAATAGACGAACATTTCGATGAAATTCTTGATTTTATAGAACGCAACCAAGCCCGTCAGATACCTGGGCGCGCTCCACGCCGGCCCCGGCCAAACACTGTAGTGTCTCGGCGCGGCAAAGGCCTGTATCCGTCTCCAGTGGCTGTCGCGGAATTTGCTGGCGGCGAAAAGATTCGGATGTCTTTCTGGCAGCACGCCGGAAAGCCCTGGAAATTCGAACCGGTCAGTCGTTGGCTCTGCCAAATCATCGGTAACGAGCGAGGCCGCGCCAGCCGAGCCGATGCCAAAGGCAGGGAGGATCTACGCCGAAAGCTAGAAGCCGCCCGGGCTCTCGCGGCCGCGCCCGGAACTGTTGGCGAGGGTGCCGCCGCCAAACGCGCAATGGAGCGTCTGCGGAAAAAAGCCATGGAAGAAGTCTTTGACGCGAGCTCGATTTTAACCCGCGTCTACCCGCCGGCGACTGATTGTATTTCATTTCATATCGAGCATGAGGGCAAACGAATTGATCCGACGGCCGTCTCCTTGCCGAAACAAAAAACACAAAAAAGGGTCGTAACGCCCGTCCCAGATCCTGTCGCGGCAGAGCAATCGATCGCGGCATTGGTGAAGGCAATGGAGACCCATTTAGGAGCGGATTTCCTGGATACGAAAGCTTGGCGCCGCGTTCGCGCGCGGGCCAGCCGACTTGCAGCATGACATTTGACGGCGGGGCACCAGATGCCTTACAGTGAACCTGTGACACCACAGGAATTGCGCGAATGGAGGGTCGGCCTTAATTGGTCGACCCGGTTGGCGGCCGAGAAACTCGGCGTGGCCGAGCGCACATACAAATATTACGAACAGGCATCGACGAGCGCAGGGAACGCGCGCGACGACATCCCTCTTTATATCGAACTAGCCGTCGCTGAAGTCACGAGACGCGAACGTAAACGGAAACCACATGAATCAAATTAGCCAGCGCGTCCCGGTGATCATCATCAAGCGCAAATGGCTCGATGAATTCGCTGCCGGGCGCAAGACGATCGAATATCGCCGTTACGGTCGCATGTTCACAGAACGCACGTTCTATCCCGGTCGCCGGGTGCGGCTCACGTGTCAATACAGCATGCGTGGGCTGATATTATCCGCCACAGTAAAACGTTTTCAGCGGGCGCTTGCGAGCGATCGTCCGGATCTGCTGGACGTCTATCCCGATCTCAAGCCCGATGCCGAGATGGCGTTGATTCATCTCGACGTGTCGGCCACTCCTGATCGTTTGGAATAAGGAATCCGCCCTCTGGGCACCAGTCGTGGGCGATCGATAGATAATCGTCGTGACGATTACGACGCATTAGATCGACGACGCGTTCATAATCCAAGCAATCTGTCGGCGAGATCTCGGGCGAGCGGTGGCCCACAATATTGAAAAGTCGCGCAGGGACGGCCACCGATTTTTCCTGCTATCGTCGACGTTGCGCTGTTCAGAGTTGAAAAACCCGGTTTCTTGATGAGTTTCCACATTGGCGATCGATCGAAGGACCGGATAAGAGACGGATGAGCTGGATAGGCGTTATAACGTTTCCCAATCGCCTTGAACGCGGCGCCGAGGCGATCAGCGAGCGCGAACGCCAATCCCATACCCTGAAAGTCTGGCAACGTCACCAGCCGCGACATACCATAGATTTCGATCGTTTTATGCGTCGGGTGAGGCCGATGCAACACCGCAGCGAGTGCCGCTGGTCTGTCATCCACGGAAAGCACGAAACATCGAGCGGCGCGCGACAACGCCGCCGTCAGATAGTGAAAACGAGAGAAGATCTGCCAGGAGTCGTAGGGCGCGCGCGCGATTGAGCAGTTGAGTTCTGGGCGTCGCTGAACCGACCTCCAGCGGAAGACCATGGTAGCCGGCTCTAGAACCCAGTCCGGTTGCAACCACTCTTCCAGATCATAATGACAGGTAGCCGCTACGAATTGGCGTTTACTGCGGCGAACGAATTTTTGTACGGCGTGCGCGCCGATTTTCGCGACTTGGCGATCCACTACCGAGGTGAACTCGTCGCAGACGATCATCTCCCCGCCCTGAAGCAGCCGTCTGGCCAAATCGACCCGGAATTTCTCGCCGTTTGATAATACTCCATAGGGTCGCAACCAGGCGGGAATCGTGTTGAAACCGACCGCCTGACAAATCTTGGCGACATCTTCGACGGAGTGTTTCGTGTCGAAATCGTCGATCACGGAGACCGCTGACCACTCAAATTCACTCGCTTGCCCGAATACGTCGCGTAAAATCGTGCTCTTGCCCGATCCGGATGGGCCGACGATCAACCCGACACTCCAGGGTTGCTCCTCGATCGGGAGTTGCCCATGCCACTCCAGGCGCGCCGTCTTTTGAGAGGGCACATCAAACATCGATGAGACCTGAGCGGCCCGCACGGATCCGCTGATCGGCGTCTCGACTACAATATCAATGGTCGGCATTTGACCCCGCGCGCCCGGAAGTCCTCTAGCATTTCTGCCTGATCTTGTTCGTGAGCGCATTCGACGATGATCTGATAAGAAAGACCATCGTGAAGTTTGGACGCCCCGTCGCCAGTGGCGGAGGATCGGTCCTTCAGCATCGCGCCGAGTTCGACGTCGTCGAAGCCGGTGAGCGCCAGGTCGAAGCCGAGCTCCTTCAGGTCGCCCAGCTCGAGACGCAGCATCTCGTGGTCCCAGCCAGCGTTCTCCGCGAGCTTGTTGTCCGCGATGATGTAGGCTTGCCGCTGTGTTTCGCTGAGATAAGCGAGCTCGATCGTCGGGATTTGGTCCATTCCGAGCTTGCGAGCGGCCAAAACGCGACCGTGCCCGGCGATAATTCCCTGTTCTCCGTCCACCAAAACCGGGTTCGTAAAGCCGAATTCCCTGATCGAGGCGGCGATTTGCGCAATTTGCGCGTCAGAATGGGTTCTCGCGTTGCTCGCGTAGGGGATCAGCGCATTGATCGCGCGCATCATGATCTTGCCGGCACCCTTCACCGATGCACCTCTCTTTTATACGGTAAAATAATTCATGGGGCGGCAGCCTCGGTGGCGGGCGCCCGATTGGCGGCTGCCGCTTAGCAACGAGACCTTTCGAGCCCGAAGCCGCCGCTTTCGTTGAAGAGTTCAGGCTCTTTTAGCCACCGCTGGCGACTTCACGAGCGGCTGTTCTGCTGTCCGGAGCACCTTTCGCGCGGTGCACCTCATCACCCAATCTGTGGTCGTTTGGGTGCAAAAACGGGCTATAAACTCGCTTTCAGTGATCCCAAGGACCTCTAAAAGCCTGCTTTTATCGGTTCGATTCGCTTCGCCGGGGGGGCTCAAAGAGAGCTTCCAGCGCTCGCCTTCGACCTTGCGGAAACCGCGCCGAATGGCCTCGTTCTTGATGGCCTCAATCGTTTCCTTCGCCGTGCCGGCTTCGTCGGCTAGCGCACGAGGCGATAACTTCCGGACACGCCTCGCCTCAGGCTCGATTGGCATAGGTGCAAAAACTCCGGTCAGAATATTGGGGAAATTTTGCGTCCGCATCGTCCGCATCGTCCGGGTCGGTGTCACGGCGAACGCATCTCACCAGCGATGTAGATCTGATTCTGGTAGATGCGCCGTATCGCGCCGGCCGAATACCAAGCAGTGGTGAAGTCGACGAACGGGCCAGCGACTATAGAAACGAACTCGGGATCCAGGTTCCTGTGCAGCGTGTAAACGCGATACACGTAGTAGCGCGCCACTCCCCGCGGTGTGTCGATCTCAACCGGTTCAGGGATGGCGCCAGACATCAGGCTGGCTGATCAAGCACGATCACCCGGCCCGCCCGCTTGCGGGGTGGCTTTGCCGGTTTGTCCGCCGCCCGGATGAAAGCTAACTCGCGCAGCTGCGCCAGCGCTGGAGCGAGATCGGGCATCACCAGACCATCCAGGATCTCAGCCGCGATTGCCGCCTGGGAACGCCGGCAGCCAGCACGACGGCGATGGTGCACTTCGCGCGCCAGAAGCGACACAAATTCGGTGATGATCGGGGCTTGCCGGGCGGATCGACGCATCGCCGCCTCCGCCAAAAATACCCCGGCAATGATCGGGATGATCACATGCGTTCTTTAATCAGACCGACCCGCAGGAGCGGTTCACCAGCGCGGCGATATTCCGGAATTCAGTGGCTTCCGCAGCGCTATCGGCCGAGAGGTGGCAGAGGTTGTGATGGTGCTGGCAATAGCTGCTGCGGGACCGTTGTGCAGTGCCGCAGGTGGCGCCAGCATCGAGGATGTATCGACAGCCGGAATCGATCGGCAAGTCGATCCAAGAATCGACGCCGATCGCATCCAGGGGCATGCGTTGGTGTTTCCTTTGGGCCTAGAGTCCAGCCGCTTTAGCGTGTAGGGAAATTCGTCTAACCTGCTCGGCGCTCCAGTTCGGTCGGCCGCTAGGCGTCTTCACGCCTCGTGCCTCCAGCGCTCCGGCAATCTGTCCAAGGGTAGTGCAGCCAGCTTTCCTGGCCGCGTCGATGAATGGGATGACATCTCGGGCTTTGCTGCGCGCCCGGCGAGCGTGTGCTCTACCTGCCGCAATCGCGCTGGCACGGTTGCCTGCCTTGAGCTGAGGATTGCCAAGCTTAACCCCGCGCGCCTTAGCGGCCGCTAGCGCCGCCTTGGTGCGCTGCGAGATCATCTCGCGCTCGTGCTCGGCGACCGCGGCCAGGATGTGCACGGTGAGGCGGTTAGCCATCGGCATGTCGGCCGCGATGAAATCAACGCCGCTTTCCATCAGGTTCGAAATGAAAGCGACGTTGCGAGCCAAGCGGTCGAGCTTGGCGATGATCAGGGTTGCCCGATGTGCCCGGCAGGCTGCGAGCGCCGCCGCGATCTCGGGTCGATCGTTTCTCTTGCCTGACTCCACTTCGATATATTCGGCCATCAGCTTGCCGACAGCGCTGCGAACGTGCCGGTCGATTGCCTCTCGTTGAGCCTCCAGACCAAGGCCGCTAACACCTTGCTGAGCCGTGCTTACCCGCAGATAACTTACAAACCGCGGAGAATCACCTGGCGCAGGCCTAGCTTGCGCCATATAATACTCCGTGCCCGCTCGTAGATACTCGCCTCGTGCCGAGGCCAAGAGACTAGGTCTGTTGACCTATTACACTGGCCATCTTTGTAAGCACGGCCATCGTTGCGTGCGCAATACTTCAAATGGCCACTGCGTCGAATGCAACCGCCTGAATGCGGCGGCCCACCGCGCCAACTATCCGGGACAAAACGCGGCGCAAGTCTCAGCGTGGCGAAAGGCAAACCCAATCCAAGCAGAGGAATCGCGCCGGCGCTGGAGGATAAAGAATCCAGAGATCGTCATATTCTCGGCGCGCCAAAGAAACCAGCGCCACCGAGCCCGGTTAAAAGGGTCACTCCCCCAACATCTGAAGCCGGAAGACCTCGAATCGATGTTGGTCGCGCAACGCTCGCGATGCGCGTATTGCCGTCGGAAGATCACCCTCGGATCTTGTCACCAAGATCATATCCATCCCGTCGCGCGCCGCGGTCCACATCACATCATCAACATCCAGTTGCTCTGTCCTGAATGCAACCGGCGCAAAGGCGCGAAAGACCCACTGACGTTCGCTAGGGAATGCGGTTTCTTGCTGTAGTCTCTGGAATGAGCCTCGACCGGGAATGCCGCCAGCGCTCGTTTAGCGGCGATTTCCGAGGCATTCCCTGGCCTTTCACGAAACCAAATCAAACGCGTCTCGCGTCGCATTACGAAATGACCGTTTGACGGAATGGTGCCCTATTCGGCGCGACGCCTTCCGTCGAACAAGCCAAAGGTGTTGGCCAGGGCAGTGAGGCCGCGCACCAAAGCGCCGTGATCGCTCACACTCCGGTCTGTGCGTACCATGCCGGGACGCAGAAATTGCGGGGTGACGCCGTCGATCACGAGGTTCTCGACGATCGCCAGCGCATCAAGGCCGGAGCGTTGGAGTGCCTCTCGAGCTGCAGCATAACGGTCGGCATAGCGTAACCGCCGCCGCAGGTATTCCTCCGGATCGCCTTGGCCGTCGCTGCCCAGCGGGGTCTGGCCGACGAGTTTGCGAAAATTGCTGGCGGGAGGTGCCGG